ACTAATATTATTGGACGTGATGAGTTGTTTAAAACAGCTATTCGGCGGGTAATGAATACAACAGGCGGTAAAGCTTTCCGTAAACGTTACCAAGAAGCTGTTGCTAATGGACTTGATCCTGATCTTAGTTCCTTTGAAAACTTGCATACTCAATTAGATCGAGAGCTTCGTGGTGCTATAAGAATGGCAATAGGTTCATCACCGCATCAAGATGGTCTTGCTCAAAAGAACTATGTTCAAGAAACCATTGGCAATTATCTACGTCAAGGCGATCAAGAGGGTGCACAGCGTTTCCTTGATTACATGAAACAGTTCTCTTATTAACTTATTTTTAAAGCGTAATGGCTACTACAGAAAATTTATTTACAGGTGATGGTTCTACAACGAACTATTCATTCACATTTGAATATATCGAACAAAGCGATGTCAAAGCTGATATCGCTGGTTCAACTACAACTGATTTCACTTTTGCCAACGCTACCACCCTTAGCTTCAACACTGCCCCTGCAGATGGGGCAGAAGTTCGTATTTACCGCGACACAGATCTTGACACACTTAAGGCAACCTTCTTTGCAGGTTCTGCCATTAAAGCAGAAGATCTGAATAATAACTTTACTCAAAATAATTTTGCAGTCCAAGAAGTTAAAAACAACACTTGGGACTCTGATCTACAAACTATTAAATCTAACGAAACTTGGGTTAGTAATGACGATCAGATTGCTACTACCGCTGCAATGGATCAACGTTTCCAAGATGAAGCAACTGAAACCATTGAAAGCACAGAAACGTGGATTAGCGATGATGATCACATTGCTACTACTCAAGCAATTGATGCTCGTAGCATTAGCCAGATTAACACTGCAGTTACCACTGCTCTTACCAGTGATGGTACTGGTATTACTATTGATCAAAGTAGTGGTTCTAGTGCCGAATTTGGTCTTGGTGTAGGTTCTATTGATCTAGATAGGATTAAATCTTCTGACATTGTAACATCTGCTGAAGCTAACCCAAACGACGATACCACTATCGCTACTACAGCAAAAATCGATGATATGATTGATGCTGCTATTACTGGCGATATTGCAGTTGATAGTAGCGGTCTTACGCTTACTGACGACGGTGACGGTACTATTACATTGGGTATTGGTTCTAATAGCGTTGATTTAGATCGAATTAAAGATAGCGATATTATTACTTATGCAGAACAAGATGCAGGTTCTCCTGCCCCTGCTGATACCAATATCTTTACCGCTAGTGCTGCAGCACGTCGTTTTGATACACTTGTACAACTTGCCACACCAACTGGTAGTGATTGGGAAGTAGGTAAGACGTGGTTGCAAAATGATGATGACTTGACTGTTTCTATTTGGAATGGTTCTGCTTGGACTGCTATTAGCTCTGGTGGTTCATTCCGTGAACAACCTAAAGTTATCTATGTTGATGCTTCTGGTGGTGATGATGCTAATACAGGTCACCGCATCAGTGCACCTAAACTGACTATTAAAGAAGCTATTAAGGATATCAACGAAGATATTGATACCACTATTCTATCTGCTGGTTCTGGGTATACTGATGGTTCTTACTCTAACGTAGCTCTAACTGGTGGTTCTTCTGGCACTGGTTTGCGTGCTAACATCACTGTTGCTGGTGGTATTGTCACTGTTGCTACTGTTACTAGCGCAGCTACTCTCCAAGACTACGGAATTGGTGACATTTTGTCTGCTGATGATGCTGATCTTGGTGGTGGTGGTGGTTCTGGGTTCCAGCTAGAAGTAACTGGTAATGGCGATGGAATGATCGTTGTTGTTGCTGCTGGTGTGTACCAAGAGATTGCACCTATTCAGATCAAACGTCGTAACGTTTCGATCATTGGTCAAGCACTTCGTAGTTGTATTGTACACCCAACTCCAGCTACAGAAACCAACAACCTGTTTGAATTGAACAGTGGTAGTTATTTGAGCAGCATGACCTTTACTGGCATCAAAGCTGGTACTGGTACTGGTAATACTCTTGATCCTGCTTTGCCTACTACACAAGGTTGGAATGCTGCATTCTATAGCGGTGCTTATATTATCAAGTCACCTTATATTCAAAACTGTACTAATTTCTCAGATAGTGAAATTAACAACAACGATTTGAATGCACACAACCCTGCAGGTGGTGCTGCTGGTGACATTGACTCTGCACCTACTGGTGGTGGTCTTTTGGTTGACGGTGATGCTGTAGATGATGATAGCCCACTACGTTCTATGGTGTGTGATAGTTACACCCATGTAGCACTTAATGGTCCTGGTATTCTTGTTACTAACAATGGTTATGCACAATGTACTAGTTCCTATGCATTCTTCAATAAGTATCACATTAAGTGTTTGAATGGTGGTCAGGCAAACCTTGCTGCTTCTACTACTGACTTTGGTGATGAAGCATTGGTTGCTGATGGTAAATCTACTAGTGCTATCTTTACTTCTAATGTAGATGGTGCTGCTGCAGATCTTGATACTACCTTTAACATCAATGAACCTACTGCTGCTGCAGGCTGGCACGGTACTGCAACACGACCACAAAGTAACATGCTTGTTACTGTTAATGGTGTGACGTATCCTGTGTTGTCTGCTACGGCTAATACTGATTCTGAAGGTGGTGCTGGATGGACTGTAACAATCAGTCGTCCTAATCCATCTTTACGTAGTGAAAACTTGGGTCTTGATGGTGCAGTCAGTGATGACGCTGCTGTATCGTTCTTCCTTCGTTCACAGGTTGCTTCAAGTGGTCACACGATGGAATATGTTGGTAGTGGTACTGATTATACAGCACTGCCTGAAAATGGTGGTGTTCCTGATGACTCTAAACAAATTGTTGAGTCTAATGGTGGTAAGGTTTGGACTGCTATTACTGATCAAAACGGTAAGTTTAAAATTGGTGATTTCTTTGAAGTAGATCAACGTTCTGGTTTTATTAATTTTAGTGCAGGTTCATATGCTTTTGATGTTGTAACTGACACCACACCTGAACTTGGTGGGCAACTTGACGCACTAACTAATAAAATTGTTAACCTTGGTGATCCTACTGCTGCACAAGATGCTGCTACTAAAAACTATGTAGATACAGCTGGCTTTGCTAAATACTCTGACACTACTGCTAATTTTACAGGCACACTTCAAAACGGTGGGTCTAATGTTGTTGTCGATAGTGATATTGGGTCTACAGTACAGGCGTATGACGCCACTATTTTAAATAACGCTGATATTGGTGTAACCGTTCAGGCATACGATGCTACTATTTTAAATAGTGCTGATATTGGCGTCTCTGTTCAAGGTTATGACGCAACTATTTTAAATAACGCTGATATTGGTGTCTCTGTTCAAGCATATGATGCTACTATTCTAAATGATGCTGATATTGGTGTTTCTGTTCAAGCATACGATGTCGATACTGCAAAGACTGATGCTGCACAAACCTTTACCGCAGCACAACGTGGTACGATTACTACACTTACCAGTGGTGCAACAGTTACTCCTGACTTTGCAGACTCTAATAATTATACATTGACGTTGGATCAAAACCTTACCATTGCTAACCCAACTAACCTTACTGCTGGTCAATCTGGTTCTATCTTCCTTGTACAAGATGCAACTGGTAGTCGTACAGCAGCGTGGGGTACTTATTGGGACTTTGCAGGTGGTACGGCACCAACTCTTACTACAACTGCCTCTGCAGTTGACCGCATTGATTACGTGGTTCGTAGTTCTACGTCTATTCATGCTGTTGCTACCCTCAACTATAGTTAATTATGGCAGTATTAAATAATATTTTAGCAGGTGCCGCCGGTCAAACCGGTGGTGCCGGTGGCTACCAGATCGAACGCAGTTTGCGGTTTAACAATGATGATTCCGCTCGTTTGTCTAGAGTTTTTTCATCTTCTGGTAATCAAAAGACGTGGACTTGGAGCGCATGGGTCAAATTTTCTTCAAATGAAAGAAAAGTTCTTTTCTCTCAAGTAACAAACTTCAGCAATCAGTTTTTTATTATAGAGCATATAAATGATGGGCTTGAGATTTACGATTACAATGTCGCTTACAAGTCTAATTTAGAAACAGCAAATTTATTTAGGGACTACAGTGCTTGGTATCACATAGTCTTTACGTATGACACGACAAACACTACTGCTGATGACAGACAACGTCTTTATATAAACGGAGAGCAGATTACAACCTTTTCCGCTCGAACTAATCCACAACTAAACCATGAAGGCTACGTCAATAAGGCAGGTGGGCATTACTTAGGTGACTACAACATTTTCAGCCCTGTACCTCACGATGGTTATTTTGCTGATGTTCATTTTGTAGATGGGCAATCGCTGCAGGCGTCTGACTTCGGTGAGTTTGACGATAACGGTGTGTGGCAACCGATTGAATACGCTGGAACGTATGGCACCAATGGCTTTCACCTAGATTTTTCGGACGCAACAAACACTACAACGATTGCTGAGGATTCAAGCGGTAACGGTAATGACTGGTCAGCACAAAACATTTCTGTAACTGCAGGTGCAGGCAACGACTCCCTTTTCGACTCTCCAACCAACGGCACGCAGACAGATACAGGTGCTGGCGGTGAGGTAAGTGGGAATTACTGCACGTTAAATAGCGCAATTAGTGCTACTTACCAAGCTAGCAATGGTGGACTTGATATTACA